GGCCCTGGCCGAGGAACGGGAGGTCGCGGCATGTTGAGGCTTGACAGGTCGCGGCCAACGGTGGCGGACCGGTCGCTTCAAGGCCGCGCGGCTGCAACGGGAGCGGCACAGCGAGGGCTGACTGTCGAGTGCAAGGTCCACTTCGAGGTCGGCCGCAAAGCGCGGAAGAAGCTGAAGGTCGGCAACGCGGCGCCGGCGCGGGAGACGCTGGTCGAGCCGGGTCGCGTGCCGCGTGTTTCGCGGTTGATGGCCTTGGCGATCCGCCTCGAACGGCTCTTGGCCGAAGGCGTGGCCCGCGACTACGCCGACCTGGCCCGGCTCGGCGGCGTCACCCGCGCCCGGCTCACTCAGATCATGAATCTCACGCTCCTGACCCCGGATATCCAGGAAGCGCTGCTCTTCCTGCCCCGCACGCTCCGCGGCCGCGACCCGATCCAGGAACCGCACCTACGCCCGATAACGCTCATATCGGACTGGCGAAAACAGCGACAGCTATGGCGGGAGCTGGTGACCAAAGCCCACGTCGAAAACGCCGAGAGGCCGGCTTGACACCCGCCTGCCGGTACCGTACAGTATCCTAACAGATCGGTCCCGGGCGTCGACCGATGCCAGCCAGGAATGGCCGGCGGCAGGCCACGGAATCGCCACCCACGGATGGGGGCCGCCGGCGTCTATGACCGCACACCGTCCACGTGCCCAGCGGAGGTGCGGCTGTGCTTCCGGCAAGACGGTCGAAGTACGCCGGCGAGCCCTCGGATCCTGCCTTCACGCAGGCTTGGCCATGGCACCGGCCCCGCCACGACCCGGGACGCCGGCGCCAGAAGCGGCCAGTCGAAGTTGGAGCAGTGATGGTGTGCCGAGGCTGGAGGCATGCCATGAGTGCGTGTGGTCCGTTCGACAGCGCGCGGAGCGACGGCAACCGTCGTCGGGGGGATACGAAACAAACCGACATCCGCTCACCGGCCGCCGGCCCTGGTGCACCATTGCGTGTCCGTGTTGCGGATTGCGGCTCTTCGCGGTCCCGTCGCGAGACCATTACAATGACGGCGAATCCCGCATCCGGGTCCGGATTGGCCGGCTCACTGGCTCGCGTTCGAAGGGATATGCGGTCACAGATACCGACTTCAGAATCCGAGTCCTACCTTTTCGCTATCGACCACGGTCCGGAGGGTGTGTCGCCCAACACGGTCTTCTACCGCGCGGCCGACGCCGAACTGGCCGCCTCAATCTGCCGGCTTTGCGAGCGAGAATACGCCGGCCAAGTGAGGTTTAGCCATAGGCCCTCGTCGTCATTCCCGCCGGAAGAGCAGGTGCTCCTAGACGAGGCCCTCGATGAGCTCTCCATCTACGACGACCCCGACCTCGGTGTCTACGATCCACCGCCGACCCGCCAGACGCTTCTCAGGGCGGAGTACGCCCGGCGCTGCCGGCGGTGGGAGGAGATGCTGAAGAGACGGCGAAAGCGGGCGGGCGTGCCAGGACAACCTGTCCCGCAAGCGCGGCGCGCCGGCTGTTCGGAGCTGCACCAAGGCTGGCTGACGGATGGCGATCTGCTGAAGATCTGTGGCATCGCCGGAGACGACACGGAACTGACCCCGGACCACATTGCTGATTTGCGCCGGGTCACTTACCTGATCGGTACGCAGCATATCGAGACGGGCGGCCGTCTCGAACTGGCGCTGTCCCTGCTGGCGTCAGTATTGGGGAGTTTTCCGCGGCACAATCCGACCCATTTGCCGTTCGGCTATCAGGGGCCGACGATCAAGTCGCATGGCTGGATCGACCGCGATATCCTGGAACGCACCGGGAAACAGATTGTGGGGCTGTTGTGGGATGACTGCCCGCCGGACACCGTGGCGTTTCGCGTGGAGCACGCGATCTCCGAAGCGGTTCGGTTGGGCTTCCTTGAGGAGACGCGATACGATGCGTGGCGGCCCGGCATGCCCAGCGGTTCCGGGTGGCGTGTGGCACTGGCGGCGACCACGTATGGTGTGGCGAAGGCGCGTCCAGCGTCGGCGCCGACTGCTGCTGACGATCACGTCACATCGGGCCGACCGAGCGCTGCGGCTGGTCCGATTCCTGATGGGGAGCGAATAGCCGAGGTCCCGACCAATACTACCGAGTCGCCAGATGAGCCCTGCCCCGCGGGCCACAGCGGCGATACTCCGTCGGAGCTGCCGCCTGAAGTCGCGGAGTTTCTTGGGCAACTGCAGCGGCTGACGGCTGCCGAGCGGGCATATGTGCTGCGTTTGCAGCTATTCCTGTACGCGCAGGCATACCACAATCTCGTCGAAGCGGTCGCGAACAGCCCCATCGGGTGGGTCGACGTGGAGTTGAATGGCTGGTACTTGCAGATCGTCAAGGCGATCCAGAATCTGCTGGCCTTGCCTGAGTTCGCCGAGTTTCCGAGCGGTTTCGAGCCCGTCGCTCCCAACCTGTTCCCGTGTTCCGACCTCGACGTCGGCTGGGAGGACTGCATCGGGCCGCCGGTGATGGACTTCCTCGGGCGAGCGCAAGCCTTCCTGCTCGACAGCGGCCCAGTTAGTACCGAGAACCAGGATTTTGTCAACAGCTTGATCGCAGTGTGCAGAGACAAATGCGTGCAGGCGTCCGAAGTCGCGGCTCGTTTTCGCCAGCGCGCTGAGGCGACCTTCAAGAAGATGCTGGATCGCGCTGGCCAGCGTGGGGGCGACAGTCACCCGGCGGTGCCGCCTACGGGCGCGAAAGCCCCTAAGGAGGCCGAGGGATCTCCGCCAGCGCCGGAACCAACCAGCCCGAGGAGTGACCAGGAGCAAGCCACGTTACCGACGTCTTCGGACGACCGTTACGAATGGGCTCGCAAGATCGACCTGGTGCGAGCGACCAACCAAGTGCTCGGTGAAGGCATGCTGAACAAGGGCGTGCTGTCCCGCGCCTGCGCTGACGGCCAGGTCGAGACGAACGGCAAGACCGGCCGGGGCGCGCGGGTCCGCGTGCGGAGCTTTCTCGCCTGGGTCAGCCGTCAGAATGAGCTCGGCGCCGACGAAACGACTCAGATCCGGAATGCCGTGATCGGCGAGATCGCGGCGCGCAACTCGTAGCGCAACCGCTGTAATCAGGTTGCGCAACCAGCCTTTTTCTGCTTCTTTCACGGCCCCGGCTCCAAAGCCGGGCGCACGGGAACGCCCCACGTCGTACGAGCACAGCCACTGCCTCGTTGCGCTTTGGTTGCGCCCCGAAAACCACCTCGATACTCGGCTCCATGATCGCGGTCGCCGAGGCGTCCGCACCAAACCCTCATGGAGGTTCGAGTATGACCAAAGGCCAGTTGTCAGGGCCGAATCGGTGGCTGGTCGAGTGTTGCCAGCACATCAACTTCGGCAGCATCACGTTTCAGGTGCGCGGCGGGCAGCCCGATCTGGGGCGCCCCCGCGCCCAGGTCCGCACGCTCAAGATCGCCGGCGGCGTCAACGGTCCCCGCCCCGAGGTCGCCCGTGAGGACTTCGAATTGCGGCACGAGCACATCGCGCTGCTGGAGCAGTTGAAGCAGCTGCCCGACGGCACGCGGGTGCGGGTGAAGGTCGCGCACGGGCTGCCGGGCGCATTTATCGACCTTCTGGAAGAGCAGCAGGCAGCATAGGGGCACAGGGCACAAACCCCAGACATCAGGCAACCAACCGGCCGCGGAGCGGAGGCGTTGCGGGTGTCGCGGTGAACCGCGAACTCGCAACGCCTTTTCTTTCGCCCGTGCCCCGCGGCCCTCCCGTCGACACCCGCGCGACCTCCCCGGCCAAGGGAGATCGCGAATGTATTCGCAGGAACTGATCGAGTACGTGATGAAGCGGGCCGAGTTCAAGGCCAAGCAGGTCGTCGGCAAGGTACCGGNCCTCGGCGAGGTCGAGGATGTCCAGCAGGATCTGATCGCAGACGTGCTCCGGCGTCTGCCGAAGTTCGACGGCGATCGGGCCGGCGTCAAGACGTTCGTCTGCCGCATCATCAACCACAAGATCGCGGACCTGCTCAAGGGGCATGAGGCCGCCAACCGGGGCAACGGCGGCGCCAAGGAGTCGCTGGACGACTGGGTCCACGACGAGACCGGGAACTGGGTACGACGGGATGCCACCGTCGACGCAGCCCGGAGGCACACCCATCTGGGCGTCTGTGAGCGCAACGACCAGGAGCAGCGCGAGCTGGAGCTGGACATCGCTACCGTGATGGCGTCGCTGCCGCCCGAGCAGCGGGATGTGTGCGCGATGCTGCGGACGAAGACGCCCACCGAAATCGCCCGCGAAACCGGCCTGTCGCGCTCGGCGATCTACAAGCACATCGCCGCCATCCGGACCGCGTTCATCAGGGCGGGGCTCGATCACTACCTGTAATCGCCCCCTCGCTCAGCCGCCGCGCGGACACCTTCGTCCGCGCGGCGGTAGGTAGTGGAGGAGAACGCGACGTGATCGGAGACTTGGACGTGGCCCAGCACATGCCCCTCCCAAGCGGCCCAGAGGAAACCCCAACGAAAAGGCGGAGCCGCCTCTCGTTCCTGATTCGTGAGCCGGAGGACGTGTACCACGCCAAGAGCCGCGACTTCCTGACCGCCCACGCGCTGAACGAGTTCCGGCGGTGCCCATTGCTGTACCGCAAAAAGGAACTCGGTCTGGTACCTGAACGCGACACGACTGCATACCTCATCGGGCGGGCAGCCCACGCGCTGATCTTGGAGGGGCGACAGCGTTATGAGCGCGAGTTCGCCGTCGGCGGGCCGATCAACCCGCGCACCGGCCAGCCGTTCGGCTCGAACACGAAGGCGTTCGCCGAGTGGGCGGAGAAGCAGAACAAGCCGGTGCTCTCGGACTCGCAGGCGGCGCTCGTCGAGCAGATGGCGGCCGCGGTGAAGGCACACGCGGTCGCGGTCGAGCTCCTCGCGGACGGGGTCGCGGAAGGCGTCGTGCGCGCGGACTACGCCGGCCACCGTTGCCAGGCACGGATCGACTGGGTCAGCCGGAACAACGACCACGGCATCGTCGACCTCAAGACCGCCGACGAGCTCGACACGTTCGAGATGGCGATGCGCGCCTTCGGCTACCTGCACCAGGTCGCGTTCTATCGCGCGCTCGTCGCCGCCGTCTCTGGTCACGTTCTCCCAGTTCACATCGTCGCGGTCGAGAAGCGCGAGCCGTTCCGCTGCGGCGTGTGGCGGGTCTCGTCGGCGGTGCTCGACCAGGCGCAGCGCGAAAACGAGGAAGCGATGGCCGACCTGCGGCGCTGCCGCGAGACGGGCGACTGGTTCACGCGCTACGAGTCGCTGCGGCTGGTCGAACGGCTGTGAATCCGGGCCCGGGGCCGAGCGGCCGAAGCGTCCCGGCCACGGAGGGCTCGGCGGGACCGCCGCCGCCCCGGACCCGGAAGCACAGAGGATGAAGCGACCTGGAACGAAGGAGGAATTCATGGGGCTTGAGCAGATTCAGCGAGGCAAGGTCAACGTGCCCCGCCGCACGCTGCTGTACGGCGTCCACGGCGTCGGCAAGAGCACATTCGGCTCGATGGCCGAACGGCCGATCTTCATCCAGACGGAAGACGGCCTCGGCAACATCGAGTGCGAACGCTTCCCCGTCGCCGGCAAGTACGCCGACGTGATCGCGGCGCTGAGCGCGCTCTACACGGAACCGCACGAGTACCGCACCGTTGTCGTCGACTCCCTCGACTGGCTCGAACGGCTGATCTGGGCCGACGTCTGCCAGAAGCGAGGCGTCGAGTCCATCGAGGACATCGGCTACGGCAAGGGCTACGTCTTCGCGCTCACGAACTGGCGCGAAGTGCTCGCCGGTCTCGACGCTCTGCGCAACGAGCGTGGCATGCACGTCATCCTGATTGCCCACGCGCAGATCGAGCGCTTCGCCAATCCGGAGACGGACACCTACGACCGCTACTGCCCGCGCCTGCACAAGCAGGCCTCGGCCCTGGTCCAGGAATGGTGCGACGAGGTGCTGTTCGCCACCTACGCGATCCACACCAAGACGACCGACGAGGGCTTTGGCCGCAAGCGCGTGCAGGGCATCGGGACCGGCGAGCGGATCATCCGCACCAGCGAGCGGCCGGCGCATGTGGCGAAGAACCGCCTGAACCTGCCGGAAGAACTCCCTCTCGATTACCGCATCTACGCCGCCTTCGCACGTGGTGAGAACCCGCTGGAGCAGACCGGAGGCTGGAGGCCGGAGGCGGGAGGCGCGGATGCGTCGAGCTGAGCCGCCGAGCCACGGCCCTCTGTACTCCAGTCTACAGCCTGCGGACTACATGCTTTGCGACTGAAAGGAGCATTCGACATGCCGAATCTGAACGGATTCAACGCCAACGAGGTCGATCCCAACTTCGCGTTCGAGGCCATCCCGGCTGGCAAGTACCTGGCCATCATCACCGAGAGCGCGGAGAAGCCGACCAAGTCAGGCGGCGGCCAGTACCTCCAGTTCACGTTTCAGATCATCGAGGGCGAGTACAAGGGTCGCATGCTCTGGTCGCGGCTCAACCTGGACAACCCGAACGCCACGACGGTCAAGATCGCGCGAGCCGAACTCTCCGCGATTTGCCGCGCCGTAGGTGTGCCGGCACCCAAGGACAGCGTCGAGTTGCACAACATCCCGCTGGTCATCACGGTCGGGCAGAAGAAGCGCTCCGACACGGGCGAGCTGGGCAACGTGATCAAGGGGTACGCCAGGAAGGATGCCGCCGCGCCGCGGGCACCAACAGGCGCCGGCAACAACGGCGCGCCGCCGTGGAAGCGGTGACTGTGAGTGTTCATCGTCAGGTTCGCGGTGGCATGGCTCGGCGAGCCAGGGCGAGGCCTGGCAAGGCCCGGAACGGTGTGGCGAGTCTTGGCTTGGCGGGGCATGTCGAGTTCAGGTGAGGGGCGGCAAGGCACACCTCGTGGCGCGAAGCCACTGCGGCTTCAAGTACGGAGCGACACATGAGTGCGGTGAAAGGAACCACGGCGACTGCCATTGGTCCGGAGGCCACGAACGGCGCATCCGAGGCCATCTCGGCGTGCGTGCCTTACCGGGTCGCCGTGACGATCCGGGGAGACGCGGACCTGCTGCTGCATCGCTGGAACTGTGAGGCGGTCGTGGCCAAGGCCAAATCGGCCAAGGGTTCCGCGGTCAAGAAGAGCGACGACCTTGAGTCCTACGTCTATCGCAACGATGCCGGTGAGCTATGCATACCTGGCGAGTACCTGCGGCAGGCGATCATCAACGCCGCAAAATTCCGCCAGGACCCGCGCTCGCCGCGCAAGAGCGCGATGGACTTGGCCAAGGCCGCCGTGATCAATCTCACTCCGCTGGCCAGTTTGGGCATCTCCGCCTGGGACTATGAACACAAGTGCCCGGTGCAGGTGCAGCGCAACGGCGTGACGCGCACGCGACCGGCGATCAAGAGCGGTTGGTCCGCCAGCTTCGTCTTGCTGGTCAACCTGCCGGAATACGTATCCCCCGAACTGCTGCATGCCTTGATCACCGATGCGGGCCGGCTGATCGGCCTCGCCGACTTCCGCCCGACTTACGGACGATTTCAGATCACCCGGTTCGAGGTGCTGAACTCTTGAGCATAGCAGGAGGCGACGGGTTGGGCATGGCATGGCAAGGCTAGGCTGGACTTGGTTCGGCCTGGTGGGGCGGGGCCAGGCTGGGCAAGGCGTGGTTCCCTTTTCAATGACAGTGGAGGTTGCGGCCGTGAAGCTGACGATTCCGTATCCCCCATCGACCAACCGCTACTACCGCAACGTGGCGGGCCGCACGCTGATCAGCCGCGAGGGGCGCGCCTACCGCAAGCGGGTGGGCGCGATCCTCAAGGCCGCCGGCGTCACGCCGCAGTCCGGTCCGCTGGCGATCCACGTTGAGCTGTACCCGCCCGACCGGCGCAAGCGCGACGTCGACAACGCGCTCAAGAGTCTCAACGACTCGCTCCAGCACGGCGGGGCATTCCACGACGACTCGCAGATCGTCTGGCTGCTGGTCGAGAAGGCTGAGGTCGTGCCCGGTGGGAAGGTCGTGGTGCGCATCGCGGAGCGGAACGGCAAGCCGCTGCCGTTCCCAGTGAACGGGCCGCCGCCCGACCTGAATTGAAGCGCCGGGCGGGCCGTGTTGGTTGAACCGGAGAACCGAATCGTGAAGCATCCAGAGCCGAGCGGAGGCTCGAGGGGTGAGGCCCGAGGCATGAGTGCTCAGGTCTCAGGTTTCAAGCCTCAGGTCTCAAAGCGTATCTACATCGCCGGGCCGATGTCCGGTTATCCGGACTGCAACTTCCAGGCGTTCCACGCAGCGGCGGTGCGCCTGGCCGCGGCGGGCTGGGCGGTCTTCAACCCGGCCGAGAACTTCGGCGGCCGCAAGCACCTGCCGCGCGAGGAATACCTGCGCCTCGACCTGGCGATGCTGACGCAGTGCGACGCGATCGCGCTGCTACCCGGCTGGGAGGACTCGCGCGGGGCGAAGCTGGAGTACCTGGTCGCCTGCGAGCTGGGCTGCGAGGCCATCGACGCGGTCACGCTCCAGCCGCTGGCCAGCGCCCCGACGCCAGCGGTCGCGTTGCATCAACTGCGGTTCGTGCAGCCGCCGGCCGACGAGTCGATCCTCGACGAGGCCAAGCGCATCACTGAGGGCACGCGGCGCGCCGAATACGGCGCTCCCGCCGACGACTTCGCCCGGACGGCGCTGATGTGGACCGGCATCCTGGCCCGCAAGCTGCGCGAGGGCGAGGCCATCACCGCCCTGGACATCCCGCTGTGCATGATCGCCATCAAGCTGGCCCGCCAGAGCCACGGCCACAAGCGCGACAACCTGGTCGATATCGCCGGCTACGCGCGCACTGCGGCGATGGTCGCGGGGGAGGAGTGATGGCCCAGCGCCATAGCCGGACCATGCTGGCCTTCGGCGATGTGCACATCCCGCACCAGAACGAGAAGGCGGTGCGGGTGTTCTGCCGCGCCGCCGAACGCTTGCGGCCCGACCTGATCATCTGCCTCGGCGACCTGTTGGACTGCGGGCAGTTCTCCGCGCACCCGCCCACGTTCGGCGTGCCCCAGACCGAGTACGTGGACGATCTCCGCGTCGCCAATGCCCTGCTAGACCGTTTGCAGAAGGTCTGCGGGCGGCTGGTCATGGTCGAGGGCAACCACGAGTACCGTCTCGACCGCTGGGCCGCCGTGGCGGCCGAAGGACGCGGGGCGTGCTCGATGCTCGCGCCGCGCATCCGGCTGTCCAGGGGGCGATCTCGCTTCGTCTACGTGCCCTACGGCTCGGCGGACGGGACGTATCCGCACTACGCGGTCAACGACCGCATAATCGCCGTGCACGGCTGGTCCTGCGCCCGGCACGCCACCAAGAACCACCTCCAGATCAGTCAGGGCAAGAGCGTCATCCACGGGCACACGCACCGCGCCGACGTGTCGATCATCCAGAACATCTGGTCGCCCGGCAGCGTGATCCAGGCGCGGTCCGCCGGGTGCCTGTGCAAGCCGATCCCGCTGTATGGCACGGGGCGACCCGTCGAGTGGGTCAACGCCTTCATCCTCGGCTACCTCGGTCGGCGCAGCGACACGCTCTACACCATTCCGATCATGGACGACCGCTGCATCCTGCCCGACGGGACGGAGGTGTCGGCGTGACGGAGGCACTTCCGCTCGCTGCTGAGGCGCCGCCGGCGATCCGGCTGCGGCCGTACCAGGTCGAGGCCGTCAATGCCGTCTATGACCACTTGCGCTCGCGGGACGACAACCCGTGCGTCGTCATCCCGACGGCTGGTGGCAAGACGGCCATAATGGCCACCATCTGCCGCGACGCGGTGCAGCGCTGGGATGGCCGCGTGCTGATCCTCGCGCACGTGAAGGAGCTGCTCGAGCAGGCGGTCGAGAAGCTCCACGCGCTGGCCCCCGACTTGTGGCACCGCATCGGGGTGTACTCGGCCGGGCTGCGCAGCCGCGACACCGAGCACCCGATCATCGTCGCCGGCATCCAATCGGTCTATCGCCGGGCGGCGGAGCTGGACCGCTTCGACCTGATCCTGATCGACGAAGCCCACCTGATTCCACCCGACGGCGAAGGGATGTACCGCACGTTCCTCGCGGACGCGAGGGCCGTGAATCCGAACGTGCGGCTGGTCGGCTTCACGGCCACGCCGTACCGCATGACGACCGGCACCATCTGTGGACCCGGCAACCTGCTCAACCACATCTGCTACGAGATCGGCGTCCGCGAGCTGATCGTGCAGGGCTACCTGTGTCCGCTCAGGAGCAAGGCCGGGACGCAGAAGCCGGATTGCGGACGTCTCCATGTCCGCGGCGGCGAGTTCATCGCTGGCGAGGTCGAGCAGCTCATGGACGACGACGTGCTGGTGCGGTCGGCCTGCCGGGAGATCATGGAGTACACGCAGGACCGCCAGAGCGTGCTGATCTTCGCGGCCGGCATCCACCACGCCCGGCATGTGCAGCGGGCCTTGGGGGAGCTCGGCCAGGAGTGCGGCTTCATCTGCGGCAACACGTTGCCGTTCGAACGGGATGAGACGCTGCGCCGCTTCCGCAGTGGCGACCTGAAGTACCTCTGCAACGTGAACGTGCTCACGACCGGCTTCGACGCGCCGAACATCGACTGCGTCGCGCTGCTGCGACCGACGAACTCGCCGGGGCTCTACTACCAGATGGTGGGGCGGGCTTTCAGACTGCGCCCAGGCAAGGCCGACGCGTTGGTGCTCGACTTCGGCGGCAACATCCTCCGCCACGGGCCCGTCGACCAGCTCCGCGTGAGCGGCGGTGGTTCGAGCGGCACCGGGCCGTCGCCGGCGAAGGAATGCCCGCAGTGCCACGAGATCATCGCCGCCGGCTACGCAACGTGCCCGGCGTGCGGCCACCTGTTCCCGCCGCCCGAGCGGCGCACGCACAACGGGACGGCGAGCAGCGAGGGCATCCTCTCCGACCAGGCGTCGCGGAGCGAGTACGAAGTCGAAGAGACGTTCTACGCCGTGCATGTGAAGCGAGATGCGCCGCCGGACGCGCCGCGCACGATGCGTGTGGATTACCGCATCGGCTTCAACCACTACGTCTCCGAGTGGGTCTGCTTCGAGCACGCCGGCTACGCCCGGCAGAGGGCCGTGGCCTGGTGGCGACAGCGCAGCCACGAGCCGGTACCGGACACGATCGAGCAGGCGGTCGAGCTGGCCGACATGGGCGCGCTGGCGCCCACGCTGGCGATCACGGTCCTGCGTAAGCCGGGCGAGAGGTACGACCGGATCGTGGGCTACAAGCTCGGCGAGAAGCCACCCCGGCCAGAGTCCGAGGACGGCTTGCCGGAGTACGCCGGCGCTGAGAACGACGGGGTGCCGTTCTGATGTCGAGCCTCGCCTCGATCTGGAACGCCTGGCCGGGCCCGGACTTGGCGGTCACGTGGGGTCCCTGGCCTGACGAGCGAGCGGCGGAAGACGAGCTCGTCGCTTT